AATTCGCACTTGCAGATTCAGAAGCATTGGAACTTGGAACAGCAGAGCGTTGCGACCAACTCCGCGCACAGATCAACATGCTACGGGAGGCTCTCGAATACTGCGTTACGCAAGTAGGCGAGCTAGCAACCGTTCCCGGCATAGCGTCAGCCCTCGCCTCCACCCCAAAGCAGCCCCTTGCCGAGTACCGTAACAAGGTGATCGAAGATTGCGCTATCACAATAGAAAACTGCGAACCAGACGAACACGGTCGCCTATCAATTCAAGAAATTGCCGAGGCTGTAAGCGCCATGAAGGAGCAACCATGAACATAAATGAACTAGAGCAACTGGCGAAAGCGGTTCCTGGATGGTCAAACTGCAATAAGGCGTGGTTGGATACTTCCGAGGACGTGTCGGCGGCTGTAGTTGGTCATATCAATGAAGACGGCGAATGCTATCCAGTTATAACGGTGGATTGCGATCAATATTACTCTGGAGACTCGCTTAATCTGGCAAAGTTTTACGCCGCTGCCAATCCATCCGCAATCCGCGAACTGATCTCCGCGTATCGGGAATCGGTTGCTGCTCTTCGTGCGATGGTTAGTTACGCACGCGCTGATAGATGCGGATTGAAAATTGCAGATGACGCACTCGCCACCGCAAAACGTCTAGGAGTTGAATGATGTTCATAACGCCTGAAGAACTTGCAGAACTGACAGGCTATCGGCGCAACGCAGATCAACGGCGCTGGCTTAAGTCTCACGGATGGAAGTTTGAAGTGTTTTGTAGAAGTATTTTCAGGTCAAATCTTGACGCATTTCATCACCTTAACGCCTGCCGCCAAGTTGGCAGCGCCGCCCGTGCTGGCTAGTGAAACGCTTCCAGGACCAATCGCCGACCCGCCGACAGTTGTATAATCATTTGCTGCACCTGCGGTACTAGAACGCTGACTGGCCGTGTGCGTATGAGAAATCACTTGTCCGGCTGTTGCAGTGGCGACGTTTGCATTCGCCTGTACCGTTGCATAGCCTTCAGGGAAATACGGCATCCCGAACGTTGTAGAGCCATCGCCAGCGCCCCAAGTAGTTCCGATAGCCGCGAACAGCGCGGCATAAGTCGTGCGGGAAATGTTCGTTGCCACCAACGGACACGACAAGTATCCAGTAGGCGCAGTCGTTCCAGAGAAGTCGATGATCGTTCCAGCAGGAACGCCATCATTAGAAGTCAGTGCGGTGTTTGCACTAAGTGCGGTGTTTGCACTAAGCGCGGTATGAACATCTACTGTGCCATCAAGCAAATCGGCGTATAGTTTCTTGATGATTCCGGCGTGTGATCTAAGATAATCATCAAGGGATGTGCCGATTGAATCAGAACCAGCCGGAGAATTGTTTGCTGCAACAACGTCCAAATCTGCGATAGTGTTAGGTACGGGCATTTGTTTCTCCGGTATCTTTCGAAATTAAGAGGTATTAGTGAATTCTCAAGTGTTTCTAGGAATGGCGATTGCACCGTTTATTGCGGTCATATACATATGGATTTTTCGTAAGTTGAAACGCTTGGCAATATGGCTATGGTCAGTCATTAAGGAGTCCTACCGATCCCGCCGCACCAGCAACGGGAAGCGTATTAGCAATTCTTGACGGAAGTTGTGGAATGAATCCAACCGGATATTTTTTTGGCGTTTGCAGTATCTTTGACAACGCCAAAGCCCTTGCCGGATGACCCAGTAAAGGAACCGTCGCAGCTAACAAACCAAGCGGGCTGCCCGTCGCAGCAGCGCCACCAGCACCGAGGATTGTCCCTAGAATCGCTTCCGACTTACTGACCCCAGCCGCAGGAGTATTTGCGCCCGCTCCGGTGAATTTAGGAAATGCCGAGTTGAATTTGCCGACAGTTTCCATACCACCTGACAGCGGTTTGTTTTTGTCGTACAGGCGCCCGAGAACCGGCGCCGATACATCGCCCGTCGATTTGTTCAACGCCCGTTCAACGGTATAAGTCTGCGCAATCGTCTTGCGTGCCTCACGCAATGCAGGAATCAATTCATCCTTGCCAGCACTAGCCGCGTGTTGCTCCAACGACTGTTCCAGCATCTTGGAAATGTCGTCATACTCTTTTGCCTTGGCAAGCTGGCTTGGGTCAGCCGAACGGTTATAGGCGTTGAACCATGCTTTAGCATCGCTTCGCGCCTGCTTGAGTGCTTCCAGATCAGATGCAGCAACCGGCGACAGGTTGCCGACTTCCTGATAAACCTTGCCCTTGTCTGCCCGGATTGCTTCGAGCGACTTCATAGATATTGGCTGATCGTCGGCAATGCCGAGCGTTTCACGAACCAGCTTATTGGTTACATCCTGATTGCGGTGTGTCGCTTCCTGCTTGATCGCCGCTTTGCCGCCGATGCTTTCCAGACGGTTGCTGATGAAGGACGGATCATATTCGGAGCGCGGAATTACATAACCCGCTTGACGCCCTTCGGCCAGCGTCGCGTCACGCATGGAATTACGGGATGCTTCAGCCGCAGCCTTCTGCTGCGCTGCCGTCAGGAATCCGCCGGTTGCCTTGTTAAGCAGGCTTCCAAGACCATAACCAACGCCAGAACCCGCCAAACCGCTGGCCGTATTCAATCCGCGCTCTTTCCAGTTCTCTGCCGGATAGGTCAGGCCATACAATCCACCTAAGGCAATTTGAGCGCCCGGGCCTTGCATTCCTGGGATTGCCATCAATGGCGCAGTTACCGCGCCGCCGCCTATCACCTGACCGCCAAAACCGCCCGGCTTCTGCGAGTTGTCGCTGATTTCCTGCTTGAACTGCTTAACCCGTTCGTCAGGAACCGCACCGATCAGATTGCCGCCGCCGATGAACGGTGCAGACGCGGAAAGCTTGGCGCCTTCGTACAGGTTTCCAAGGCGCGAACCGATGTTTTCAGCGGGCGACATGGTTTGGTTATGGTGCTGATTTGCCCAATCCCATGCCGTCGCCTCATCAGGCGCATCTACTTCATACGTTTTCCCGCTTACGTCGACTTCATAGGTTGCCATATCAATTCCTTTTCAGGCGAACCGCGCCGGCAGGCGGTCCGCTTACTGGCTGCGGAACCGACTTTGCCAAATCATCAAACAGCGGATTTTTTTCAGACCACGCCGAAAGCTCCTCGGAGAAACCGTTCAGTGTTTTGTTCTTCTGCCGATATTCACGCGCAAGTTTAGATACTTCAATATCGCGCTTTGCCTTGCGGCGCATGGTTTCAAGAATCAACTGATTGCCACCCGGTGTATTGGCAAGGCTTGGCACCATTGACTCCAGGAATCTTCGGTCAGGGTCCGACATTGCACCCGGCATCAGGTTCTCGCCACCCTGATTTTTGGCCCTGAGCGCCAATTCGTTGGACAGCGCCCGCGCCGCCTGCTTCTGGTCCAGCTTTGGATCAATCTTGATTCCGAGAGAATCGGCAACAGCAGCAATTTCAGTTGTTGCTGGCGTCAGTTTTCCGGTTTCGACGCCTTTCAATAGGGATTCCATGCGATTGATGTTATTCAGCGAACCAGATGCCGTCAGGCCACCTTTCTGGATAGTTGAGTATTGCTCTGCCAAGTCTTTTCCGAGCGCCTTCTGTTCCTCGGATTCCATCGGTGGCAAATGAACTACGGAAGAATTACGGGATGCTCCGCGCTCCGCGAGTTTTGTTTTGAACGCATCGTAAGCAGGATCAACGGCCAATTGACCATCAGGGCCAACAATGAACCCTTCAGGAATCTTTGGCCCGCCATCAGCAACCACCTGGCCGCCGGAAAACCTCTTTTCGCCGGGCGACAGGTTGTAAGACTCGTTCCGCTGTTTCCATATTTCCTGAAACGGAACGCCAGCCTGCACTGCCTGCCGCACATCTTCAGGTTCATTGGCGAGTGCTGCCTGCATGGCCTGTTGCTGCCTGCGCTGCTGCATCATCTTTTCGAGCGATCCAGCCAGTTGCATTTGCCGCGCCTGCTGCTGCTGTGCGTCCTCAATCGAACTGTTATAGGTGTGCATACCTGCCATGCCACCAGCACCGAGCGCACGCCCTAGCGATTGATTGCGCGTTGCTCCGAGTCCGTTGGATGCCAGCATCGCAAACCCGGCATTCATCAGGGCGTTGTTCTTTGCCTGATTCTTGGCTTGTGGCGAAACGCCGTATTCACCCATTGCGGAAACAACTTCCGGGTCGTAATAATCGAGCAGTCCCATGATTTACTCCAACAGTCCGGATTTACGAACATTCGCCCCGTATTTGCGCGGATTGAATCCGCCTTGCAGTGAGGCATATGGTGAAAGCGACTGGAAAGACTGCGCCTGACGCTGCGGAGTACCGGCATCCGCTTGCATCATCGGTGCACGTCCGCGTTGTTGCGGTTGCTGATTCAGCATCTTCTGACCCTGATTAGCGAACCGCAATGCGTCATTGGTCGATAACAGACCGCCCGATGACGAAGCGCCGGGACCGACTGCGCTGGCTATGGTCGATTCCAGACCTGGACCAACACCACCAACACCCGCCGCAGAACTGAACTGCGAGGCTGGCAAGGTCATGAACTGCGCGCTGCCGGGCGCGCCGCTGATCGAACTCAGCCCTTGCAAGCCGAGTTCATTAGCGCCCATCGTTGCCGGTCCAAATCCACCAGCCCCAAGCAATCCGCCGGTCGCCGCGGTATCGGCGGCCATTCCCGAGGCAAGGCCAGCACCCGCTGCATCAGCACCGGCGAATAGTGCCGGTGTAAGCGCCGCTTCGGTTGCTGCGGTTCCGGCCAGGCCTGCGCCAGTTGCCGCTGCGGTTCCGGCTGCGGTGCCCGCGGTTGCCGCGGCTGCGGCTGGAATCGCCGCTGATGCTGCCTCAGTCACAAGCGGCGCCAGTACAGCAGCGGTTTCAACTCCGGTCATATCAAATCCTTTTCATAGATGGTCATTGCAGGATGGAAGCCGAGCCTTTCGGCCCGTTTGTCCCATGCCTTGCGCGGCGACCAGAAAGAGATACGGGAACATTGAAAGCGCCTCCCGAGGTCGTCAATCTGGCTCATGTTGTCGTCAATCAGCGGTCCGAACTCAGGTTCAACGTAGAGTGTCCAGATATGCAGGCAGTGACCGTAATTAGCTGGCTTCTTCTGCAGGATGATGTGACCGGCGATCCGTCCTTCCACCATCCACAGATAGAGCGATGCCTGATTGGATTTGATCGTGTGATAGGCATCTTCAGGAATCCACTGACCCTGTGAATAACTGGCGGATTTGAGCAAACCCTCCCTGACCGACTCCCATACGCAATGAAGATCGGCAGGGTTGATGAGTTCGAGATCAACCGCCAAAGTATCCAAGCAATCCACCCGTTGCAGCACCCAGTCCGCTGTACGTTGAATCCCCTCCGCCCAACGCATTACCGAGGCCATATCCAGCCAGCCCACCGCCGATTGCGTTTGCGTAGTGATTTGAGGTATAGGGAGAATATTGGTAGCCCTGACTTGCCACCGAACCCGACCCATTAACCGAAGAACTCAGCGCACTACCAAGCACGTCAAGCTGACGATAGGGCTGATTCTGCTGGCTTACCCAATCGCTGTACTGGTTGTTAAGCACATCCTGTTTTTCCTGGCGCTTGATGTCGCCGACGCCCATCAGTTTTTCAGCGTTGTTGTAGTCGATATTGCCGTACTGACCAACCAATAGCGAATCCTTCATCTGATTATTACGTTCATTGACGTAGTTCTGACCATAGGCTTGATTTGCCGCATCGGACAGATTGCGCGTCAAGGTTTCCTGATGAGCCGTAGTGCCGTAGTTGTTTCCGCCGAATTGCGAATTGACTTTAGATTGCACATCGCCAAGCGCCTGATTGACCGTGGCCTTGAGCCACGGATTCGAGTCTGGGCTGAGATATTTTCCGGACATGGTGTCCGTGTAATTCTGCCGGGCTGAAAGTTCTTCCGGCGAGCCGTTGATTGCACGATTGGCAATCGCATCAAGCCCGGCAACCTGTTCTCCGGTCGCATTGGCAATACGTTGGTTTTGGTACGGAATGAACGGCTGATACGAAAGGTCAGTGCCGCGTTGCAGCAGGCTTTGCGCCGCCGGTTGTGCCCATGCTGGAATTTCTTTGGTTGTGGTCTGAGTCGTATTCTCAGGAACCGATGATCCGCCACCGCTCATTTCGTTCTCCCGCGCCTCACGGCGTTAAAGGCATTTCTACAATCCGGTAACGCTCGTTCATGCCAATGCGTTGCCTTAACATCCTTGCGACTGATTCACGACAGGCTGCTTGAATCTTGGTACAGCCTTGTGCTTTAGCCCAATCTGATAACTTTGAAAACATTTCTTTTCCAGTTACCATTTTCCCACCAATTGCAGTAATAAAACAAATTCTATCGTTAGGATATTGAATAAAAGATACTGTTCCCGCCCCGACGATTGAATTATCAGTTTCCGCTACCAATAAAACATGATCGCCACGAATCAATAATACTTTCAACTGGTCGGCGGTATATTCTCCGCCGCAGTATTGTATTGACGATTCGATCATTCCTGAAACCTGTGGCCACACTTGGCATATATATTGTGGCCCGACAATTTTCAGATTCATCAGTTACCCGTCAGCACACGCATCGGCAACCATGTTCCAGGCGTTCCGCTGGCCGTGCAAATCCAGCCAATCACCACGTATTTACTCGCCGCAGTTCCCGCTTCGACTGGTTCGGTATTCTTGCACTTATCACCTTGCGCCCATGTCCCAGTCGTCGGAACAGAGGTTCCTGACGTTTCCCACATGTATGAATCATTATGTGAAATGGAATACTGCCGGAAGAGCGTATATAGCCGATTAACCAGGTCACGGATATATTGCTTGTCATCCCTGACCGTAGGCAATCTAGGATCGGATTGTAGCTTGTTCATTCAACACCATCCGGCGACAGAATCGGATCGAAACCGGAAATTGCCATCGCCCCGTTATAGGTAAATTCCATCTTGTGCCAGCGCGCCGACCAAACGAGGTCATACCAGTTATTCGCATAGGTTGAACTCAGGTTTGTGACAAAAGAACTGGCATCCGTATTTGAATGTGAATAACTCAAACTTGAATTAGTAGGCGATTGAATAAAACGCGGCCTGATTCTATTCAATGTAGAGAATTGCATATTATCGCCATAATGCCCGGTCGTTATTTTAGATTCACCGGCAACGCCGCTCATTTGATAGGCTTTATGGTCAGTCTTGAAATAAGCAATAACAGAAGAACCGCTGGTCCAGAATGGCGAGTTATAACTGATTCCGGTCGGCAAATCGTTATAAGTCGCATAGGCAGAACCAATAGTCGTGTAAGTCAAACCGGACGAGACATAATCTGCGACGTATTCAATATCGCAATCCATGCGTCCCCATTGATTTGATTTGACGTTATAGACGATACATTTATCGAGTTTTCCGCCTGCCGAACTATTGGAAACAAACCACCAATAGATTCTCTGGTTTATATAATCGAATGTCCCGCAGGTCTTATACAGATAAGCCTGATTGACGTTATTGAAAAACCAGTTACGACACGGAGAATTCAAAGGCTCTGGCCTTGAGCCGTCAAAGACGTAGAAATCATCGGAGCCAATGAAGAAATGCGCGGTCCCGGTCTTGATGACAGCTTCGTTGCACGGCGCCCCAATATCACCAGGCACCCGGCGCACGTTCCAGACTTGCGGCGCTCCAACGTATTCGGCCACGTACATTGCCTTGGCCTTGTACATGACCATGATGTCGCCCAATCGCTTGCCGGCAGTGATCGGTCCAGGAGAATCGAGCAACTGACCCGATACGCATTGCGTTGAAACGGATGGCGTCCAGTCGGTATAGGAACCCAAAGCAGAACACGCCCAGCGCGTTACGTCATCGCCGAAGCCCATGCCGTTAATGTCGCAGATGAAGACTTGGTTATTGATCGTTTCGACAATCGCCGCTTTCGGCGCAGAAGCCGAGCAATCAAGGAAGGTGGCGCCGCCGTCGATATATTGCAGCGTTGAACCCTTGGCAGCGGCCAGCGAGATATTGCCGAACTGCGCAAAGCGCCAGCGGTCATCTGGTCCGAGCGTGTAGTTACCGGCTTTCGACTTGTCCGACCACGAACCGCCGGACTGTTCATAGAGCTTAGTGTCCGAACCACAGAATACCATAGCCGAACTATCCAGCTTGCGAGTGACCGCGAATCCCATATCCGCTCCAGAGATTGTGCCTAGACCGCAATCAATCGGGGTGGGCGCACCGACGAACATCCCGAGCGATGGCAGGATATTCTTGCAGTCTGTGAAAATTCCCGGCGTTTCCGGCGGCGAATCAGGCGCGAAGCCGACGAAGGGAATCATGCCGGCACCACGAACAACGGACCGGCCAGCGCAACCTTGTTTTTCAGGTTGGCCGTGGCAAGGAAGTTATCGAGCGCCCCCTGGGCCAATTGAGCCTTTGGCGTGTCCCGAACATACGAGAACGCGAACTTGAGCGCCCCTTCGAGATAGGCGGTGTAGTAGTTGTCCAGAATGGTATTGGTCGCCGTTGTCGCCAATGGTTCCGGCTTGGCGTAATAGACCAGTTTCAGGTCATTGCTTACCCCAGTCGGCAGACGAATCTCGTTGCCGACGATGGTGAAATAGCCATAGGAAGATGGTTTCCACTTTTCCGGAGGAAAGTAATAGAGCGTGTCGCGTGTCGAGTTGTCCAGCTTGATATACCGCGCATCAAGATAATCCGCCGGCAGACTAGCGGCCAGATTGGCAACAGTCAGCGTCGCCTCGGTTTCCATCTCACGGACCCGCAACGGCGTTACATGCGCACGGAAGATTTCGTTTTCTGCCAGTGCGATGAATGACGGAATGAGGGCGGTCAAATCACTGCGCCGCGCCCACGTCGCAATGTCAGTCTGCAAACTCGTGTAAGTCGCCATTAGAGAATTCCTTTCTTTGCAACAAGCACCATGAAGCCTAGCGCCATGCGTTCAAACCGGATGAGATCGAAGCGTTCCAGAAT